CACTGCTCGAAGTGAAATCCACCCTCTTTCTTCTCGTCAACGTACATGACAAACCAACCGGACGGCATCAGGTCGATCATGCACTCATAGGCTACGGCATCAAAGTTTGACTGGTGAATGTTAGTGAAAATGGTATGTGCTGCATCATCCAGCCAGCGCGAAGCCTCGTCGTTCTGTTGCTGTGCTGTTGAATTTGAATCCATGCCGAACCAGATTGAGTTTGCAGGCGTAGTCCCGGCAACGATGTTTGATGCAAGTGTCCTGGCTGAATCGGGGGCAGTGTCGTCGAGAATACGGTTCTTGTTGGTCTGATTCTCTTGCGGGGTTGGCTCAGTCGAACCGTTCAGGGCGTAGCCACGCTCGGGGAATGTGTAGTTTGCGCATTCCTGCCAGACAGGTTCATGCAGCTGCCGACTTAGCAGCATATTTCGATGACGGCGTAAAACAGACTGTACGGCTGTGTTTTCCATTAGCTGCCACCGCCGCCAAGCACTGTTGCGTTTGCTGTTTTGTTTGTTGTTTGCTGTGACGCAGAACTTAGGACGGTAGCTGCCTGGTCGCTAGACAATAAACCAGCTTGGGCACGTTTGCGTTTGGCTGCATCGACGAGTGAAGTGTTAGCGCTGGCTGTGGCTGCTGCATCGTCCTTGGCCTTCTGTGCTGCTGCGGCTGCATCAATCTGCGCCTGTGAAGTTGAAGTTTTTCCGGTAGCTTGCGCACTCAATCCACGTAAAATAGATTTAATCTTGCCCATGATCACATCACCTTCACTAAAACGCCGCCGCAATGGGTGAATCCATCCTTGGCGAACAGGTTTTGAAACATCTTGCTAACACGCTCACCCATGCCAGCCGTCGCAGTGCTGAAAATGTGCGAGCAGTCATTCAGCTTGGCGTAGGCAATCGCTGCACACACAAGCGCCCTGGACAATCCACGACCACGTTCTTTCGGTGAAACGTACATTTTTTCGACGTACAGCACAGGACGAACGCACCAGTCTTTGGCAATTGTGCAGAGGATTCCTGCGCTCACGTCATCAGTCACGAACAAAGCAGCTTCTGGGTGGTTCAGGATGGTTTCCAAGTACTCAGCTGCCCCAGCTTCGTCAAACTCCATGCCGTAGCTGGATTCACTGACGAACTTCTCAGCCAGTTTCAGCAATGCTGGAATGTCGTCCACTGTGGCCACCCTGATCACTCGATTGCTCATGCTTGGATTAAATCTTCTTGCCGTTTGGATTTGCGCCAAAGTCAGTCGGCAATACCCATCCCTGCTTGGTAAGTTGCGGCTGCTTGATGGTGTCCGGGTCGATGTCGTCCTGATCAGGCAATTGGTCGGTAGTTGATTTTTTCGAGGATGAAACTTTGTTGACTGGCGCTGCTTCCGGTGCTTCAACACGGGCCAAAAGCATGTTCAGGGCGTCTTTGCTGATGGTTACAGTTTCATTCTGCGCAACGGCTGTTGCAGAATCATCAACGCCAACAGATGCCGCGTCAGGATGGCCCAATACACCGCCTTGCTGCTGGGATGCCTCGTCCAATTGCGAAGCATCCCCAGCCAGTGGCGACGTGGGGTTATCCTGGGTTTGAACTAGTGCCTGGCCTGGGGTTTGAACTGGTTTGCTGTTGCGTCCTGCCATGGTGAAATCTCCTGTGTTTGGTTTGTGTGCTGTTCAAGCTAGATGCGAGTATCGGCTAATCGTCGGGACAGTTTCCTGACCATTTGCAGTGACTTGGCACCAAAGCTGGATTAACCGCGACCCTTCGTCATAGCCAGGTGTGGCGCCTGTTTTCCAGTTCTGAATGCTGCTTTTCGACACACCGACAGCGACTGCAATGGTCTGGTGCGTATAGCCAGAATTGCAAAGGTCGATGATGATGCGAAACCACCAGACGCGGTGATCTGGTGGGATGGTTTGGGGTTTGATGGCAGCTTGTGCGGTCACTGCTGGTCGCTTTCTTCGTGGATTCTAGGCACTTCTTCGAAGCCCTTTTTCATGAAGGTGCACCACAAGCTGATCAAATTCAATCCATCGTAGAATCTAGGTTCTGCGCCATTCTTCCAGTTCTGAATGGATGACTTCGGAACCAATACAAATTCGGAAATTGATTGGTGGGAAAATTCGTTATCGCGTAAATCCTCAATGATCCTCTCCCAGTCGACACGGGATTCATGAAAGACGACAAAGTGGTAATTTATATATAAAACGCGTGTCCCTTCAGGAACAGTTATTCCATCCTGATTTTCACGCTGATACATCACAGCAACGCCCCCTGCGCTGACTGTCTCTGCACCGGCCTGATCACAACAACCACCCGAGCCTCCCCGTCCGGTTCCATGCGTGCGCCACCGTCCGAGAAAATCCACTTGTCGTCCTCAAACGCTATTCCCTGCAGCGCGTCGTAGAGCACCTTGCGGGCGTTGTCCAGGTCGATGCACTGAACGTCATCGTCCCAGCCGTCAGGGTTGCGCTGCATCCGCTTGGCATAGTCCAGTGGGCGCTTCGGGTACAGGTAAATTTCAACATGCACACGGCCAGTGATTGGCTTGCGAATTCCTGCCTGCTTGCACATCCAGCCAACCTGGGACTTGTACGACTTCGCTTCGTCGCTCAGTGTCACGATTGCACGCTTGTGGCCACGAGGGACGAAGCTGCGCCAGTACCTGTTCGCACTCACCGGATAGGGCAAAGTCAGGGTGATTTCGTCCGGCAAACGCGCCTGCGCGCCTGAGGCTGCCTCGCGTGCGTGCGATAGCCCCTCCTGCAAGTAATTCAACCCAGCAAGTGCTAGTGCTTCTGCGGTCATACTGTTTCCCCTCCCCTCGGCTCAATCCCCCGTTTTCTCATGAACTCCAAAACCGAGCCCATGATTTCATCGCCAGTCCGTGCTGGGACGCCGGATTCAGTCACAACGATTTCCTGAAGCCCACGGGTTGCCATGTCAATCAGCGATTTGTTAACCCGCTTGTGCCATGCCCGTGTGTTCTCCCCTGCCATGGGTAGCAGCTCGATTTGTCCGGTTTGCTCAATGCGCTGGATGATCTGCCTGAGTTCAACCGCTTGGCCGTTCAGTGCCTTTCGCAGTGCTGTCACGATGTCAACATGCTCAGGCGCCTGATTCAGCCGCTTTGTCACCTCCTGCCAGTTCGCAGAAGTCACCGCTATGTGCGAATAACACACCCAGCCACCGCCTGCGGAATGTGGCGATACTGAGCCGATCATAGGGCAGCCATGGGCAGCACACATGCCGCCGTGTGACCGCGGCTTGTCATCGTCACCGTCATCGACAGCGGACCAGGTTTTCTTCGTGGATTTTTTTGCAGTTGTCATTTCGAGGCTCTCGCTTTCTGAAACAGCAGGTTCTGGATGAATTTATGCTCCCACTGGTTTTGATCCATGGGCTGATGGGCGTGGGTTAGCCAGTACGTCTTGAACTCTCCCAGCTCCTTGGCGGGTAACTTGTCACCGAACACAAGCCCAGCGACACGGGCCAGGGTTTCGAAGCTTTCGCCCGGCTCCCATTCCGAGTGCATCTTGAATTTCACCGTCAGGGGGTGGACGTTGGCTGGTAGGTTTTCAAAATCGGGGGCTGGTTGATGGGGGTTCGCAGCAACAATCGGAACAATGGTATGTACTTCATCAACAGTATGTTTATTTAATACTGGTGTATGGTGACTGGTGTCTGGTGTCTGGGTAGCCGTGTTGTCACGCGTGACGGGTTCCGTGACAGGTGCGTGACCAGTTTGTGACTTGATGCGTAACAATTCATCCTGTAACGCTTCAGTTGTTGCATTCCATGTCATGTTAACGCCGAGGCTTGAAAGTTCTTCGAACAAGGATTTACGCCGTTCACGGGCACGTTGCTGACGTTCCCTGTCATTTTCTTTCTTCTCTTGCGCCTTCGGTTGCTTGGCATGAAATTTTGCGATTTCTTCATCGCACCGTGAATTTCTCCATCCTTCTTCAGTTTGGAAAAAAAATTCTGACAACACGTCCTCGACAGCTTTTTTTTCTTCTTTTGTGCGTGCGCCTACTAATCTTTGCACCTTAGAAAGTTCTATCGGGAGGGGTTTTTCCTGTGCATAATATTTGCGAATTAAGCGGCTATATGCAGCGTCTTCGACGAATGAAAGATGGGCAGTTGCCTCTGCAAAATCACCTATGTGATGCTCGTAGTAGTTCATCCTCGCACCTCTGTTTTCTGTGTCTCTATACCGTCAATCTCCTCCGCGTAATGCAGCACCACGCAGATCAATATCAAGCAAATCATGGCTATTTTTGGGTAGGTCATCGTTTGCACTTTTCAGCTAATTCAACAAGCCAGGTAGCAAGTTGGGGGGGGGTATGCTCACGTTCAGCTTTTCCTATTTCTGGCCGTGCCCTTGATCTGTCACGACCTGAAAATAATCCGACCGTATGCGTAGCTTCACCCATCACAAACGGCATCCTTGGTATATCTTTAGGTTCGCAGCCGACAACATAAAACCAGGTTTTTTTCTCTGCTCGATGGCCCCACCATTTCTGCGGTGCGGCTAATGTCCAACCGCCATAACTGTCACGCTCACCTGGTTTTGGTAACTTTTGAGAATCCCAAAGCTTTGAACTTTCTGGATGCTCTAGAACACCACCAAATTCGCGCACAAGTGCCACAGCCAAGCGACCTAAATTTCTTTCATCAGGCCTTGGTTTTGCAAATGCTCTAAGCCTTCCCCATGCCCGGCAAGGAGGATGCGCAACAACAGGATAAGGTCCGTCATATGTACGTGCGTCACGCTCCATGTCAAATACTTCAACCCCTGGCAACAATTTATAGTTGCTGTCAGCCCTGGCGAAAAGAACTGCGACAGTCATGCCGCCGTCTTATCCAAAGCCTTGATCAAAGCTGTGATCTTCGGCAAATGCTGTGCGAGTTCAGCCAACGCACGCTTATGCTTCAGCTCGTCATCAGTCAGGAATTTTTCAACCAGGTAGTAAATCGGGTTGTGATCACCAGATGACTTGATATACTTTTCAAGGTCATCAATGGTGAAGTTCCGCGGGTCATTCGGGTTATCCGCGAGTTTGCGTGATAGCTCCGACTGACTTAAATCCATGTCAGCTGCAAGTGATTTCAGGCCGCGCTTAAAGGTGTATGCCCCTTCTCTGACGACGGAAAGGCAGTTGTTGTGTCGCTCAGACAAACCCCCTTCAAAATCAAGCACTAACTGGTTAGTGGAATTAACTGTCATTTCTTTTTCCTGTACTTTCCTGTAGAAAAATCGGCCAAAAAAATATAGTGGCCATCGTTACGCGGCTTTCTTAACGATCAGCTCCGGCCAGATTTCTTTCCAGTCATCCGGGCGCAACATCTGGCGGGTGAATTTCTTGTTTGTGTCCTGCTCAATCTTCACGCAGAGCTTTTCGGGAACAGTGCGGCCGTCACGATAGTTGCAGACTGCCTGGACTGAGATTTCTAGGGCTGAAGCCGTTTTCACGGTGTTGCCATAGTGGTCAATGACCTGTGGAAATGCGCTCATAGGAATGCCTTTTAATTAATAACGCATTCATTCTACATTTGTAGATTTAATATTTCAACAAGTGTATTAAAGAAAATATCAACAATTGTTTAATATCAATTTATGGCAATAGGTAAAAACATCAGGTATCACCGCGAGGAGCGACTTAAATGGACGCTTGAGCAGCTATCAGAACGATCAGGCGTGGATGTCGGCACGATCAGTGCACTTGAAGTGCGCGATAGTTCTAGGTCGAAGTTTTTCAGCAAAATAGCTGAAGCGCTGGGAATGACGACGGCTGATCTTGAAATGGATCCTGAGAAATTCAAGGCTTCAGCAAAGAAAGAATCAGGTTCTTTTACCGTAGCAGGTATGCAGATAAAGCCTATTGAGCAGATTTTGCTTGATAACTATCGGGGGATGAAGCCAGGGCATAGAGAGGCACTCGAGCAAATGGCGAACGCGCTTTACTTGATTGATAACCCACGCGACAAGATTGCTGCTGGGCGTGATACAAATAAAAAAGAAAAAAACGGTATATGAAATTTCTAGCTATTTTTTTGATTTTTTTTACTAATATTTCGATGTCTGCTGAATGGGTGAGAGTTTCATATGATGATAATTCAAACTCATTTGTTGACAAGAATTCGATGAAAATTGAATACAAAGATAATGCTGTAAGCACAGTTGAATTCTGGTTAAAACAAGAATTTAGCAGCCCTCAAACACTAGTCAAAGTAAATGGTAAAAAGGGTTTTATTTACGACCTTGTTTTATCTTACGAAAAAATTTACTGCTTAGATAAAAAGTTTGAACCATTAAGTATTACTTACAAGTTGAAAGGCGAGCCCCTTGCCAGTCATGATTATGAAGGTAAATTCATGCGAATCAGGCCAGATACCACAATGGATTTAATGGCAAATTTTCATTGCGGTGTAATAAATAAAGAACCTGTAAAACCACAAGAACAAAAATCATTAATCCAAACATTCTAATAATGATTTAAAGCTGTTTAATGATTTATAACCCGCCTACATCGGCGGTTTTTTTTCGCTTAAATTTCTACACTTGTATAAATATTTATTCTACGGGTGTTGACATATAAATCTACATGTGTAGAATTGCATTTGTAGATTAATTCAACAAACGAACAGCGAGGGTGAAATGAGCGAAGGAAACAAATACACCGTGACCGTATCAGTCCCCGGTCATAAGGTTGAGAAATTCACTATTCAAGCGGCCCACATTTGCGACGCAATCACCATCGGAATGATGGGTGTCTTTCAAAATCCAGAGAACAGCAAATCAGTTCCAGGCATCCGCGTGACTGCTGAGGCTGTGCTGCATGTGGTGGGGGTGGCAGCATGAACCACGCCACCTCAATCAAATACACAGGCAAAGGATTGGAGCAAGTCGCTCAAGTTGTTTGTTCATGTGGTTACAAGTCACCAGAGGTATTTGCATATGCTGGGCACTACTGGACCAATCAGCACAACTACAGACATAACCATTTAATGCAGGTTAAGCGGGATGCCAAATCATGAACCGCCCTCGCCCATTCAAACCTTTCGACCTGAACGAAGCCATCATTAACCACGTTGATTCCGGTGACCTGATTCTCGACATCCTTGAGGCCCAGCAGGAGTTTGCAAACGACAAGCATGCACTTGGTGTGCGTGTCTCAAACATCATGAATGACTTCGCGGACAAGGTAACCGCAGAGCATGAGGGCCGTCCAGATTTACTGACCAGTGTGTACATGCAAGACAGTATCGACAGATTCAACGCGCTGGGTGACTTCAATCTTAAGCAGGTAAAGGAGTGTTGATTATGGCAGTCATGGATCAATTGACCGTTAAAGAGCGCGTGCAGCTGGCCAACAGAAAACTGCAGTTCTCAAACATGCTTCAGCGGGGCGAAGTTGGCCACGATGGCCGCTTTGGTGACTGGCGCAATGTTGAATCTAAGACCGGGTTCAAGCTTGCGCTGGTTACAGTGATGTCCGCCGGCATCATGGCCTGTGCTTTCTTTTCACTGTTGGTGCTGGGTGGGATTTTTCAATTATGAAACACCTACTCGCCGCAATCATCGTCCTGTCCTGCATGTATCTGGTTATCGACTACTGGCAATCAGGTCAGGCTCTTCTTGCACTCGCAGAGGGTAACCAATGACCAGACCACGTTTAGTGCGTCCAGGATTGGATGCGTACATCAAGCGCTATTACAAGGCTGGGAAGGCTAAAGCGATAGCAGCCAAGTTTGCAGTCACGCCTGAGTATGTCCGCAACAAAGCAAAGCGCATGGGTCTGACTAAGCCGCAGAAGCCACAGGAGCGCAATACAAATAGCCTCCCTGTCGGTTTCAGCGCATCAGACATTATCGGTAACACGGCTGTCGGTGTATTGCTCAAAAAGGGCAATGTGATCCGGCACACTATGAGGTGATAAACATGAACACAGTAACTGAAGAATTCTTGAAAGCTCGCCAGACTGGTATCGGTGGCAGCGACATTGCGACGCTGTTCGGGATCAATCCCTGGAGCACTCGCCTAAAACTGTATTTGCAAAAGCGCGGTGAAATTGAGCCTGACCCTGACAATAGCAAAACTAAAGCTGGTCGCGTCATGGAACAGGTCATCGCTTCCATGGTTGCCGAGCGTGAAAACGTCAAGTTGCGCAAACTGAATCGCACCCTACGCCATCCGAAACATGATTTTTTGATTGCTCACATTGACCGTGATTATGTTGGCCAGTCCAAAGGCCTTGAAATTAAGAACGTATCACCACGTATGGGCTATTTATGGGGCAAGGATGGCCAGCAAGATGCCATTGCGGAATATTACGTCCCACAGCCTCACCATTACATGATGGTGCTTGGTTATCCAGCGTTCAACGTGGCTGCATATTTCGGCGGTGATGACCTTCGCATCTATCCAATGGAACGCGATAAGGAAATGGACGAGCTGATCATTCAGGAGGCTCACGACTTTTGGTACAAAAATGTTCTGGCCGGTGTACCACCTGAGCCAGACTATGACCACCCCAGCACCCTACCTTTATTGCAGCGCATTTACCCTGGTACAAACGGGCAAATTGTTGAAGCGGATGAAATGATCATCCACTGGGCGAAGGTAGCAGAAGATGCCGCAGCCAAAGCCAAAGAGTACGAAAAGGTAGCTGATACCGCAAAAAATCATTTACTTGCTTACATGGGTGACGCGGCTGTCTTGAATTTAGGCGGCGGAAATGTATTCCGGCGCAAATTGATCAAGCGCAAAGGCTTTACCGTGGCAGATACAAGTTACATCGACAGTAGATTTTCAACAATTAAGGAGTAATCAAAAATGAATCAGATAGTGGAAAGTCCTTTTGCAGCACAAGCCGCTGTGCAACAGAAATCAAGCAACGCAATTGCTCAATCAGATCAGCAACGTGCGATTGCAGAAGTGCAAGCAGCAATGATGATTGCTCGCATGAATCCGCGTGATCCTATTGTCGCCATGGATAGAATCCTGAACGCATGTGCTAGACCTTCTTTAGCAGACAGCGCCGTATATACATATTCACGCGGTGGATCAGACGTATCAGGCCCATCAATTAGGCTTGCAGAAGCCATGGCGCAAGCATGGGGAAACCTACAGTTCGGCATTCGCGAACTAGACCAGCGCAACGGTGAATCTACTGTGCAGGCCTTTGCGTGGGATGTAGAAACAAACACTCGCCGCGAGGTGACGTTTCAAGTTCCGCATATTCGATATACGCGTAACGGATCAAAAAAACTAGAGGATCCACGTGATGTTTATGAAATGGTTGCTAACCAAGGCGCACGCCGTTTACGTGCGTGCATTCTGGCAGTTATCCCAGGCGATGTTACTGAAGCAGCCGTCAATCAGTGTGAAACTACAATGAAAACTCAGGCAGATACTTCACAGGAAGCAATGCAAAAAATGGTTGCTGCATTTGAACAGTTTGGCGTAACTAAAGAGCAGATCGAGAAACGCATTCAGCGTCGCTTAGATGCCATTGTCCCGGCGCAAGTCGTATCACTTAAAAAAATCTATGCCAGCCTGCGTGATGGTATGAGCTCTGCCGCAGACTGGTTTGAGTTTGAAGGCGTTCAAACAGAAAGCGTCAATCAATCTCAGTCGCGCACTGAGTCCGTCAAAGACAGGGTGAAGTCACGTCAGCAGCAATCTCAACCTGAACAAACAGAAGCGGCTGCCTCGACTGAAAACCAGCATGTTTACACATATGCCGAAGTTGCCGGACTGATTAATAAAGCATTCACCAAGGCTGAATATGACGAAGCATGCGCCTTGATTAATGCAGTAATTGATGCAGAACAGCGCCAAGAGTTGCAAGACATCGCCATGGCTCGAGCAGACGAATTTGCAGGCCAGTAATTAATCACCTCACCACCACAGGAGACCATCAGCATGTTCAGTTTAGAAAAACAGCAATGCAAGTTAGACAACGTCAATCCGCGTGCCGAAATTCACGGACCGGACAAGGTATTAGCCGTTGACTTAAAAATCTCATTCAAAGCATCGAATGACATCCTGTCCGAGTTCGACCCACTTCTGAAGTCAGCGTTTTACACCAAGAGCGAGGCCGCCCAGGGTGAACTGATCGACGATGTGAACTACCTTCCAACGCTTAAATTCCCGCTGCTGCACGCACTGAAATGGGAAAAAGAATACGCAGGCTATGAGCTCATTGTTCACCTGGGCCTCGGAGGTAAGAACTCAGACGTTGAAATGATTGAGTGACAGGTCGATAACTTCAAGTTTGACTTGCAGGACGGTGGCAGCGTCATCACTTCATTCCGTGTCATTTCGCACCCTAAAGAATCTGAGCTGGGCAAGCTGTGCTCACTGATTCAGCAAGAAATCGAAGTAACACTGTTGCCGCCTGATGAATCAGAACAGTTGCTGGCCGCATAAAGAACAACGCCCACGGGAATGACTAGCCCATACGCGAACGCTCCCAAGTGTAACCCAAAGCACAGAACGCAGTCCTTCCCGGCGTGGTTTCCATGGCGAATTCTGTGCAAGGAGCATTTATTAACCGCGCATAGGCGCAAGAAAGGATGAATGATGGGTTTAGATATTGAAGCTCTTGGGTTTACTCAGGAGGAGTTGCAAGAGCGTGTTATTGACCGTATTTGCGAAACACTGCTTAGCAGCATTGCTTATGACCATGACTCTGATTCTGAATGGCCTATTGAAAGCAAATTTCAGAATGCTATCAAGAAACATGTTGAAAATAAGGTTCAAGAAACAATTAATAAACTGGCCGAAAAACATGTGTTGCCAAATGTAGCTCAGTACATTGAAAACATGACATTGACTAAAACTAATCAATGGGGAGAAAAAGTAGGAGCCAGCAAAACATTCATTGAGTATTTAACCGATCAAGCTCAAGAATACATGAATGAAAAAGTTGATTTCCAAGGCAAGACAAAACAAGAACAAGGTGGCTATTCATTCAATGGCACACAAACAAGATTAACTCACTTGGTTAATAGCCATCTTCATTACAGCATTGAATCTGCAATGAAAGAAGCGCTTTCTATTGCTAATAGCTCAATTGCAACAGGAATCCAAGAAACGGTTAAGGTTAAATTGGCTGATATTTCTAAAGCACTAAAAGTGAGTGTTACAACAAAATAACCTCCCCCGCGCTGGCCGGATGCCAGCATTCACACGAAAGAGGGGGCCGCAGCAAAAAGGACTTCCCGAGACAGATGCAATACCGAACGTGCCGAGAGGGTCTGTCGCAAAGGGTGTATTCCTCTTTTTTCGTGTGAGTAAGTAGGCTAGGTAAAAACGTTTAATAAAGAGCTGGATACCAAGTAGTTAAGGCAGAACGCTACGGTAAGCTGAACCTTGTTGCAGAACAGGGCTAATGCCAGCGTCCGATGATGCAAGAAAGCTCACATGACACCTCGGAAAGACGAGGGCTTATATGGGTGGGTATTGGAAACTATCGCATAGGGATGGCGATTAAGCACTCGGTAGAGTTAATAAATCCGCCAGCACCCACCACATATGCGTACAAATTAATCGGAGCATGAGATGACTACACGGGAAGATTGCATGAGCGAAATGCAAAAACAGTTTGAGCAGTTTTGTATAAATCTTGGTCAAGGCCTCGATTTGCGTAATACAAGCTGCGGTTTTGAAATGTACACAAATAACTACACACAAAAAGCGTGGAGAGCATGGCAAGCCTGCGCCGCCCACTACGAAGCCGAGCAATCCAAAGATTACGCAGAATGGATTGACGAGCGTAACACATTGCTTGCGCTGATTGCGGAGAAGGATGCGGCTTTAGAGACTGTAAAAAACAGTGGACTATTAAATGGGTCATTCACACTACATGACGAAATTTATGATGTTGTCTATGAAGCCCTATCCCTAACCCATGACAGCGTGAGACTGGTCAAAGTCGAAAGTTATGACGACATGGTTTGTGGTGACGGCCCAATATACACCATAGTGAAAGGGGAGTGATATGGAAGACCCAATTTATAGCTGCCCAAACTGCGGAAGCAAAGAAGTAACGGCAGAACACGTGCAAATGTTCATGGTCAACTCTGGCGAACATTACTGCCATAGCGTTAAAACGCATGATGCTGACTCCCCATCTACTTGCCTTGATTGCGATTGGGAAGGGGTAAGAGCTTCACTTGTGGAGGCCACATCATGACCTACACCGAAGAAGCAAAGCAAGCACTGTCACGGAAGGTGGCGCGTAAGTTTGATATAGACGCATGCGTTCAGACTGCGGTGTTTGTTGGCGAGCCTGAGACTTTATGGCTCCACGACGACTGGCACATCCTGATGGAGCTGTGCGTGAAGCATGGGGTTAATGCAGTACACGGGAACATGGAGACTGGCGACTATCCTTTCACGGATGTAGAAGCCTTTAAGTTTCACCCTGACGGTGTGAGCGTAGTAGTTAATTATGCCGATTGCAACAACGACCCCAGCCTAGCCGAACGCATAGCCAGGTTGCTGGCGCTGGGGGAGATTTAATTATGGAAAGATATTGGGGCTATATCAGTGTATTTAATAAGCCTGCAAAGTTGTCAATCATGACTAACTATCCATACGTAGAGCAGCTTATAGACTTGGCTTGCTTCCAATGTTTGGAGTGCGACCATTGCATAACTAAGGAATTACCATGACTTGCGCTTGCAAAAAAAATAACTGGGTTCGGTTCACTTCGCCAAATGACAATTGGCCTCACTGTGTTGCAGAGCATCATCCAGATTGTCCAGAATCAGACTGGCGTGAATATACAAAATTGTCATGTAGTGACGGCGGCAGTTTTATTTGCGAGCCCAAAGACGCTGCCGACATTATCAATGATCAGATTGATGGCGATGTTGGATATCAATCTGAAATAGTGAGGATGCCTCGCGATGTATTTGAAAAACTTCCAGAATTTGATGGATTTTAAGGACTAACCATGACAAAAACACATATTAAGCTGGTGAGTGAAGCGGATATTGAAGCGCTCATAGAAGAACGCGGATTCCCTTATCAGGTTGAAGATGGCGAAATAGAAGCTGTTTCTTACGGAGATTTGCTTCACATGTTCAACTCTCTCGCATCCGCGCCAGAAGTTGGCGAGGCGGTGGCAGATAAAGTCGAGCGCAATTATATATATGAAGACGGCGAAGAACCTGGATACGACAAGGAGCCAGCAATCATATTAGCTCTAAGGAACACGGAGCTACAAAAGCGTGTTGAGCAGTTGGAGGATTTGCTTTCAAGCGCCTACAACATCGCGAACAGAGACGGAAAGGACACGCATTGGTTCAGGTTTGCGGCTCAATTACATGTGCATGGCATTTCGCCTGTTACAGCCAAGACTTTCAAAATATTGCCCAGCGATGAAGGTTATCAGCCAGACCGCACCGCCGAGCAAGATGATTGCGAGCCCGTCTTCTGGACGCAACTGACACCATCTGGAAAGGTTGCCTATTTCTATGGCAAGCCAATGTACAGCACTGAGCGCAATGAGATTCACACAGTGCCACTGTACGCACGTAAACCAACTGACCGCACCGCACAGATTGAGGCGCAGCTGGCTGAACGCGATGAAGAAATCGAACGCCTGCAATCATACGAGCAAGGTTTGAATGAAGTAATCGCGTGGATGAAAGAGCGTGGACTTTATCATGACGCTGATTACTTTGGAGAGGGTGCAGATTTTGCGGCAATACTAACCGAACATGAACAACAAGTTAGCGCATTCGTTGAGAGACAGTTTAAGGCTGACAAAGCAAAGTTGTTGGATGCTATTCAGCGCAATCAATTTGCACTGATTGTATTAAAAACTATGTGCGATGTGGCAGGTTTAAAGGCTGGTCAGGAAAAGGCTTATGAAATGTTTGAGGATAACAACAAGTTGCTCGCAGAAATGGAGGCAAAGGGATGAGTGAACAATACTACATACACCGCAAAGGAACCTTTGTCGGAAACGCCCCATCGTGGTGGGCTAAAGGTGGCAACGGTTACACTTCATACATTTTAGGCGCAGAAAGATTCAGCCTTGAGGATGCTTTAAAATTAGTTACCAACGGCAACAAGTACGCGATGTACAAATGCGCTGATGTTGATGCAAGACTGCACCTAGTATATGACGTTCAGGACGACAAGCGGCTTGGTACTGACGAGCCTTGCGGATGGAAGTCAGGCTACGCAACAGCTCCAAGCGAAACCGCCCGCCTACGCCAACAACTTGATATTGCAGTGGTGGTGTTGAATAAGATAAGCCAGCCAACGCAGACAGAAAACCTTTTGTGGTGGCAGAATGATTCTCGGCAAGCCCTCGCACAGATACGTGAATTGGAGAAGTGAAGATGAGTAATGTAATCCAGTTTCCAAAAGGAAATATAAAATATGCAACAGATGAACAATTGCGCAAAGAGTGGGATATTTGGGCAGAAATTGATGGCGAAGAATGTTCAAGTGTTGAATTTCACTATGAACAGATACACGCCGAGTTAAATAGACGCGGCCTCGGAAGATACTGCGCTGTATAAGGAACCATCATGCTAAATCACATAGAACTGGCGAAAGAGTGTTGCGACTATGAAACTTACGATGAAATATTTGAGTTCACTCACGACCAACTCGCCGCCTTCGCAAACGCTATTGTAGAGGAGTGCGCGAAGGTGGCAGACGATGCTGATCTGGTGATAACTGCGGAAAATATCCGCGCGCTGAAAGTGAAAGGCTAATATGGAAATCAAAGACATCATTCAACTGTTTAAAGACACTCACCCGCGACCAACACAGGTGAACATCACTCAGGCTGCGGAAATGCTCGGGAAGTCTGCGCCAACAGTTCGCAAGTACATCATGGAGGGTAAGATCAAGCTCAATGATGCTGGGCTGATTCCGATTGCAGAGATCGACAAATTTGCGTTTGCGAAGGCTGCGTGATGGAATCAATAATCAAACCAAAAGAGCCTATTGGTAATGGCTGGAAAAAGCTGGATTATAGAATGCCGCAAGATATGGGCTATCCATACCAGTATTGGGGTCATATCAATGGATTGCTGTGCATTTCAGCCGTAGAGGTTGCCAATGAGCCAGGCGAGCCAGAATTGGGCCCTGAATATCACTTGTCTATCAGCATGAATGGCCAGCGGTGTTCGTCTTCTGAAGCGGCATTCGCTCTGCATGCCTTTGGGCTGGAAGATGCCAAGGAAGATAACCACGTACCAAGTGGAAAGGTTCGAAATTACTGGCGCCCGGTAGCTGACAATCTGAGCGGTTACGAATGCCCTTGCAAAGATAATGAACCGGCCATGGTTGAAGATAAGGGCGACTTTATTTGGCGCGGCATTACATCCTAACCCAGCATCTTAGAAATATCGCTCGCTTTCGGGTTATAGTACGTTAAAGCCATAGTTGTGTTCTTCCAGCCGAATATCTTGCACAGCGTCAGCACATCCACCTTTCTACTTATCCACGTTGCAGCCGTGTGCCTGGTGTCATGAAACGTCACCCCTTCGATGCCTGCCCTATCCCGGGCTTTTCTGAATAGCGCATCAACTGTCTGCGACTTCACGCCGAACACCAGTTCCTTATCAAAGCCCTTCATGCGCTCAATCAGCTTGATGGCTTTGGTCGATAGTGGCACATCACGCGGCACAGTCTTTGTCACCGGCAGGATGCAATAATCAGCCTTTACCCTATCCCATGTCAGACCTGTGATCTCACCGGCGCGCATACCAGTGCGCAGTGCAGTCAGAAAACACATAGCCACAGCCTGCGATACGCTTTTAATGGTCTGCCCTGGGTGATAGTCCAGCTGCTTCAAGATTGCTTTAATTTGTGCGCGTGTGTACGTGACAGTGCGGTGATCTGGCTCTCTCGGCTTCCGCACATCACGCACTGGATTGGCCTCGATGTACTTCCATTCACGCTTGGCACGCTCAAGGATTGCAGACAATAGGCCGAAGTCTCGGAGTATTGTGCCCGCAGATACATACTTGTGGCGCTCGTCACGCCATTTTCCTAGGTCGTCAGGCGTCAATGTATGGACAGGCTTACTAATCGGCAGGGTGGACTGCAAAAAGGCCTGTATGCGGATAAATTCCCAATGCTTCCCGCGCTTGGTTGGTGTGACTTCATCGCGGTATCGTTCAAGCACATACTTTAATGTGACAGACTGGCGCTTTTCTTCGTCAGACTTCGACATCTCGCGCAGAATTTCAGCCTCCCAAATCTCACCCTCACGCTTCGTTTTAGTGACTTTGGTTTTCTGCTTGTAGTTGTGGGTTGCTATCGTTCGCCACTTTTTGCCATGGGGATAGGTCGGCATGTAAGAAAAGGTGTCAGAATTGTGTAAGACTGAACTTTATGTTTTTTTCAGTTGGATTGCAATTCACAAAAAAGAAACCGCCCGAAGGCGGCTTTTTTATTGAATATTTCAAACTATTATAAATACTCAAAAAGTTACTGGTGCCGGGAGCCGGAATCGAACCGGCACGCCTTGCGGCGCTGGATTTTGAGTCCAGTGCGTCTACCAGTTCCGCCATCCCGGCATGGGATATAATGTAGGACATCAAAGACCGCTATTATAACCATAATTTTGATTTATGAGAACTCTAGATTTCGATTTTTATCTGCCGCAGCACCTGATTGCACAACATCCACTCCCTAACCGTTCTGAAAGCCGCTTGCTGGAAGTCGACGCAGCGCACAATTCGCTCAGGGATAATTATTTCCGCCATATCGTTGAACAGTTTGAAGCGGGCGATGTGTTGGTCCTAAATGACACCAAGGTGATCAAGGCCCGATTGTTTGGCCAGAAAGCCACCGGGGGCCAGATTGAGGTGATGATAGACCGCGTGATTTCTGCCCAGGAAGCGTATGCGCAAATCAAATCATCACGCTCGCCCAAGGCTGGGGGCATGCTGCATTTATCTGGCGGATACCAGGCTGAGGTGTTGGGCAGGGTGGCAGATATGTTTCATATTCGCCTGCTGGGCAATGAGTCCTGGTATGACTTTCTTGAACAATATGGCCAGTTGCCTTTGCCGCCTTATATTGAACACAAGGCAGATGCCGCGGATGACACGCGCTACCAAACGGTGTTTGCCAAGCACGCCGGGGCTGTCGCGGCGCCTACTGCGGGTTTGCATTTTGATGAAGCGCTGCTGCAAGCGCTGACCGATAAAGGTGTGCATGTCCGCTACGTCACATTGCATGTTGGCGCAGGCACTTTTCAGCCAGTGAAGGTGGACAACATTGCCGAACATCACATGCATGCCGAGGTTTACCAGTTGCCAGAAGAAACCATACAAACGATTCTGGATGCCCGCGCGCAGGGCAAGCGCATTACGGCGGTGGGCACCACTTCGCTCCGCACGCTGGAAAGTGCGGCGCATGCAGGCAAGCTGTTTGCCCATCATGACGAAACGAGTATTTTTATTACGCCCGGCTTTGAATTCAAACTGGTAGACCGTTTGATCACCAACTTCCACTTGCCTAAAAGCACCTTGATGATGCTGGTTTCAGCGTTTGGCGGCTATGACCTTATGCGCAAAGCCTACAGCCATGCCATAGACCAGTCTTACCGTTTTTTCAGTTATGGCGATGCCATGCTGATTACTCGCGCGCAATCCTCACAATCTTAAACTCGCGCGTTAAAATAGAGTCTATCGCTTACCAATAACATAAAATGGATCTGGAGATATGCAATTAAATAACACACTGAGTGGGCTCGCACTGGTTTGCCTGGCGTTCGCCGCCCATGCCGACATCTTGCCAGAGGCTGAAGTCGGCATCAAAATCCCGCTCACTAAAAAACCCACCACCCGCCCGATGGGCGTCGCTTATTTGCCGAGCAATCAGCATTACTATATTGCTGATGGTGGCCTGGCGCCGATGGGCAGCGAGTTTGAAGCACCGATTTCAAAATCTGAAGTGCATGCCTTTGCGGCTGATGGCACTTATGTAAACTCTGCCAAACCTGGCTATGACAATCGCTCACTTTATTACAACCCTCATTCAGGCAAATTGGAGACCATTACTTACAACATCTCCAGCGCAGTGGGTTTCTCGCCCAATACTGGCATTTACAGCCTGGACGTGGGCGACAAGGGAGAGGTGCTGACGACTTCGAGCGATGTCGCTCAATTTAACCCTGCTTTTGGCGACGCAGGCACCATGCCCAGCTATGACCCCGTCAGCAAGCATTACTATGCCAAGCAGGATAGGGGCAATATCGTTTTTGTAGTCGATGCCAAACAGCGCGAAAAGCTACAGAAGATCAAGCTCGACTTTGCTAAAGCGCAAGTGGCTCACGATGATGTGAGTGACCATTACATTGCGTTCACAGGCGTGGCCGGGAATGAATTGGCATTACTGGATGTGGATCACAAAGCGGTATTGATTTTTGACCTGAATGGCCAATATGTCGGCAAGAGTGCTTTACCCACGACGATGAAATTACGTTCGCAGAATCACTTTAATGGCTTGGGCTATACCAATGGCATGATGTTTATATATCATGAGCCGGAAGGCGAGTTTGGGACGTATTATGGGTTTAAGGTCGTCAAATAAACCAGAATAACGTCATAAAAAAACCGCGCAGTTGCGCGGTTTTTTTATTGATAAGTTACTGGCTAGCCACGTTCATTTTCGGCAAGTCGCCACTGGGTGCATAATGCCAGTGATTGCGCCAGGCACCGACGACCAGATTAGGATACTCCGGCTTGCCCAGGCTGCCGTTATAGCGGCCCAGCGCACGGAAATAATCGCCATGCTCAATATCGAGGTAATGCCGCAGTATTGTGCAGCCATAGCGCAGGTTCAAGCGCATATCAAACAGGTTGTGTTCGTTAGTGCCTATGGACCTCACCCAAAAAGGCATCACTTGCATATAGCCACGCGCGCCGACGCTGGACACCGCATATTTCTTGAACCCGCTCTCCACATGAATCAACCCAAGCACCAGTTGCGGGTCAAGACCGGCACGCGTCGCTTCATAATGCACAGACTTGAGGAAATCTTCGCGGTATTGAATGTCTGGGATACGTTTGGCTAAGCGTGCAGACATGTCCTGTAACCAGGTTTGCGCGGCTTGCTCGGAATCAAATAACAGCCGCGGAGCGGCCAGGTCGCTGACAGACTTCTGCATGAGCGCCTTGACGCTGTTTGCCAGCGGCTCTTCCTTCTGGTTGCCCGCCATAGAGGGCGCTGACCAGGCGCACAGCCCGATCAACACCAGCACAAAAGAGAAAAAGAAGACTTTTTTCATCCCACCCATTGTAATCACAATATGCACGCATCACGCGCAAAACAGAGGGATGAAATCCCCCTAATTACTGACCAAGTTTGTCACGCAAAAAGGCCACACATTCAGTGACTTGCAAGTTTTGTGCCTCAGCATCGGTCCGGCCTTTATATTCGACTTTACCTTCAGCCAACCCACGGTCACCAATGACCACGCGGTGCGGGATACCCATGAGGTCGCTCTCGGCAAACATGACACCCGGACGTTCGCCACGGTCATCAAGCAGAACGTCGACGCCTGCTTGCTGCAACTGCTTGTAGAGATCAAAAGCGGCTTGTTTAACGGCTTCACTCTTGTCCAGGCCAATCGGGCAAATCACCACGGCAAAAGGCGCCATGCTCAATGGGAAAATAATGCCTTTTTCATCATTGCCCTGCTCAATCGCCGCGCCGACAATGCGTGACACGCCAATGCCGTAACAGCCCATTTCCATCACTTGCGTCTGACCATTTTCGTCAAGATAGGTCGCCTGCATGGCTTCAGAGTATTTGGTGCGCAGTTGGAAGATATGACCGACTTCAATGCCGCGGCATAAGTCCAGCGTGCCTTTACCGTCCGGGCTGGTATCGCCCACTACCACATTACGGATATCGGCAACGACGGATGGCTCTGGCAAGTCACGTCCAAAATTCACGCCCGCCAAATGGAATTTAGGTTTATTGGCACCACATACAAAGTCACTCATCAGCGCCACAGTTCTGTCAGCCACCACGCGCACGTTGGCGTTCACGCCCACAGGGCCAATAAACCCTGGCGGGCAGTTGAGGTTAGCGCGAATTTCTTCCTCGGTTGCCAGGCGGAATTCTTTGACGCCTTCAACCTTGCCAAACTTCACTTCATTCAGCTGATGGTCACCACGCAATAAAGCCAGCGTAAACACACCATCCACCACCAAAGCCACTGATTTCACCGTTTTGGTGACAGGCAGCTCCAGCAACTTGGCTACATCTTCACAGGTGGTCTGCTTGGGCGTATCCACTTCGCGCAGGGCCTCAGCGGCGGCGGCACGGCTACCGGTCGCAATCGCTTCAGCCAGCTCCACGTTGGCCGCATAATCAGAGTGTTCGCAATAAGCCAAAGCATCTTCACCACTGTCTGCCAGCACGTGAAACTCTTGCGAGCCATCCCCACCAATGGCACCTGAGTCAGCCTTCACGGCGCGGAACTTCAAGCCCAGGCGGGTAAAGATATTGCTATAGGCGGTGTGCATGCCGTTATAGGTATTCGCCAGGCAGTCATAACTGGTGTGGAAAGAATAGGCATCTTTCATCAGAAACTCACGGGCACGCATCACGCCAAAACGCGGACGGATCTCGTCACGGAATTTGGTCTGAATCTGGTAGAAATTCAATGGTAGCTGTTTATAACTGCTGATTTCCTTGCGGGCGATGTCAGTAATCACTTCTTCGTGCGTCGGCCCAAAACAGAAGTCGCGCTCGTGCCTGTCCTGAATTTTCAGCATTTGTGGACCAAACACCGCCCAGCGGCCGGTTTCTTCCCACAGCTCTTTAGGTTGAACGGCAGGCATCAACAACT